TCAGCTCTATTTTAAGACTTGGTGAGTATGTAGATGCCATTTTCTTACCCTCGTTTAATCCTTATTTATTTAACCCAATTTTTATGCCTGTTATCAGCCCAATAAAACCACCAACGATGGTCTGAAAGGCTGGGCCAACTATTGCAAAAAGTTGATTGTTGTCAATGCCTTCATTAAAAAACCCCATTAAAAACACAAAAACCATCGCCAACAAAATTATCGAGAGCGTGTAGCAAGCTACCAGCGTTACCCTAGCCGACAACTGTTTATCATCCATCACTTGCTTATCCATCACTTGCTTATCCTGTCTATCTTGTCTTCTAGACGTATCATCAGCTCAACAAGCCTGTCCATATCGTGCTTATTGCTAGTAACTCCAACCTGTACCGTCCCCAGAGCCTATCTCTGCTGCATAGGTAATCGCGCTGGCTTCCCGCTTCAACTGAGCAACTAACTGCTCGTCGCTCGGGTCGTCCTGCATCTGCTGGAGCTTTTTAAACCCCGCCTTATAACGGGCGTACTGGTCGTCAGTCAATTCAACCGTTAGACTTGGCATTGTTGCTTTCCTCGATTTGTCTGTCAGCTTGCTTTTTTATGTTTACCAGTAAAGGATACGCGCCACTGGATGTCGGAAGCTGTCCCAGCGTATGCAGTACCACATTAATTTCTTCGATTGATAAGTTAATAGTTAAGTTGTCCATATGTTTCCCTTAGTTATGCACTTTCTAGTGCTGTTATACGGTCGGTCAATGATTTAATTAGCGCCGCTTGGTCTTCAATTTTTTGCATTAATGCCTGAACAGCACCATACATTGCTGCAATCATCTGCCCACTGTTCAAGTCCAAACAGTCATCAATAACCTCTCCGGTTTTTAAAGTAAATGGCTTAACAGACACGGCATTTTTAAACACTTTCTGCACGTCCTGAGCAATCCAGCCAAGATTGTGTTTATCACTAATTTGATTGTCGTCATAAACACCGTCAGCAAAGCCAAAGTATTTAAGTGGGACAGACTTAACAATCTCATAGCAACGGTCAAGGTTTGCCGAAACAACGTCAGATTTGATGCGCTCGTCTGATACAACCGTCCAAAGTCCACCAACGCCCGGTTTTCCTGCTGAGTCTGTACTTAATTCAAGCTGATAAGACGGACTGGTATCACCAATCCCTACGTCACCGGCTGACGTTATACGCATCCTTTCTGCTGGAGCAGCACCGTTGGATGTATAAAATTCAAGTGTAGTTGAATTTGAGCCGTTATTTGTTGCTCTAATTTGACTATCTCTAGAATTAAAACCATTACTTGTTGTATCAAAAGATAAAACAGCCTGAGTATTAGCTGTTCCAGAGGTATTAACAATAGACGCTACTACCTGTCCTCCGGAAGAAGCACCTACTACAGCAAATTTACCCCATGTGCTTGGCGAAGTAGTACCAATCCCTACGTCACCGGCTGACGTTATACGCATCCTCTCAGTAGGCGTACTTGCACCATCAGCAGTGGTAGAGAACACCAAGCGTCCGGGCATATCGTTTAGACCGGGAGTTCCGTCTACTGCTGACACGATTGTTGCAGCAGGAATAAAGCTTGTTCCGTCTGCGGCTGTGAACCAAATTGTACCAATGGTATGTGTGGCTCCAACTAGAGTATTTGTGCCAATTGTGGATGATGCGGATTTTGCAAGCTCAACGTCTGCACCAAGCGACGCCGAAGTTCTGTATTTGATAACTTGAATACCTTGCCCGGTGTTTGCTACATTATTTATAGCCGCAAGTCTTCCTTGTGCGGCAAGTCCTGTAACGTATGTGGTGGGCGAACCTGCGGCTACAAACCCATTGTTATCAATTACAAACGCCGTTATATCAGGATTAGCAGAGTCCTCAACTAGCAGCGCATCCCCTGCGCCTGTTTGCGTGATTCTTAAAGCTGCATTTGTGTCGTCTGTAACGCTAACAACCGTGTTACCACCGAAGAAGTTTGCAGCAGTGCCAGCAGCGTAAAAGTTAAAACGCCCAGTGCCGGACGCAATATTACTATAGAAACCATAGTTGTTAGTTGCGCCTGTAAGAGAATTTTCAGCAATAAAACCATATTGGTTTGTTACTGTAGAACCTGCACCAAAAGTGCCCTGTTCCGCACTGTAATGCCGTAAGCCAGTCAATGTAAAAGCAGATGCTACTGTACTTAATTGACTTTGAAAGCTGCGTGCGCCAGAAGTAACGCCTGATTGAATTGTTCCAAGAGAGCGAATACCGTAGACACTTGTTGCACCAGTTAAATTCTTGTTGACTGTAAAGGAGACATCTCCTTGGTCAATTGCACTGCCGATGCCTACGTTACCAGAGCTATTGATTCTAAACCTCTCCGTTCCAGCAGTAGAAAATGCAACTGTATCAGCCGCAGGGAAAAATTGCCCTGTATCGGCTGTTCCTGTTGTTGAGATAATAGCGGGTAACGCAGCAGTGCCAGCAGGGACGGTGACAATGCCACCGAAGAAGTTCTCCGCAGTTCCAGCCATATACAAGTTAAAACGGTTAGTGCCGGACGCAATATTACTATAGAAACCATAGTTGTTAGTTGCGCCGGTAAGGGAGTTGTCTGCTATGAATCCGTACTGGCTAGTAACTGTTGACCCAGCGCCTATCGTTCCCTGTGTTGCATGGAAGTGTCGTAGACTCGTGAGCGTGAAAGCAGTTGCTTGCGTGCTAAGACTGGAACGAAACCCGTCTGCCCCGGTTGTTACGCCAGATTGTATTTCGCCGTTTGCATAGACAGCTAAGGCCGTTGCCGCGCCGGTTAGATTACGGTCTATTTCAAGATTAACACCTGTACCGGCTGACGTGCCGACACCAAGTGTGCCGGTAACTACTGTATTTGGCGTAATTGTTACAGCACCAGTAGACACACTACCTATACCTATCGTGCCTGTGCCTTTCGCGTTTACGGTTAAGTTGGTATTTGAGCCTGAATCAGTAGCCACAACCGCTACAGTGCCGCCAGTCGCTGCTCCAGTGACTTTTAAACCTGCTACCTGTGAGGCTGTAGAGGAATCTACTGTGAAGGCTGGATTCGTTGCGCCTGTAAGACCAACCGCTAAGGACGTTGCACTGGCTGACGTGACGTTAAGCGCCCCTGTAACAGGTAAGTTACTACTGGCATCGTAATACACTGACTTGCTTGATGGGTAGGTTACAAACACATCTTTGCTGTTTGCGGCGAAGTTAACCAGTGAACCGGCATTGGAAGAAGACAAAACCGTAGTTCGAGACAGGGTTGTGCCTGATAAAGTGTACGTGCCTATGCCAACCTCAAAGGCTCCTGTAGTCGAGTCAACAATGCCGTAATAGGTGGTATTAGCGTCCCCAATGACCGAAAAGGCTTGGAACCCAGATACCGCACCCGCAAGCGTAAGTGTGCCTGTACCAGCAGTGGTACTTGTTTCCCTAACCCTATCTTTTACAGCAAGCGTCATACTTTACTCCTATGCCGTTACAACGGGTGTCCATTGGGTGGTGTCTGAAGAATCCACATTTTGCCATGTACCGCTACTGTTAACAACAATCGTTTCCCAGTTGACCGTGTCTGAGGTGTCTATTATTTCCCATAAAAACCTGCTTGAAATTGCATCAGTAGCGTTAACCAGTTCCTGTATGTTAGCCATAAACGCGGCGGCAGCGGCATCTAAATCCGATACTGTGGCTGTTTCTGCCACGTTTGTAGGTAGTTTTCTTAGGGCGCTTATAGAGTCAGACCCGGTAGCTGTCTCGGCTACGGACGAGCCAAACGTCGTTATTGAGGAAACAGAATCCGAGGCCGTAGCCGTTTCCGCCACGGACGAATTAAATGTTGTTTTAGAAGAAACAGAGTCGGATCCAGTAGCCGTTTCTGCCACGGACGATACAAACGCCACTCCAGAGGAAACAGAGTCAGACCCGGTGGCTGTCTCGGCTACGGACACCCCATACAAATTACCAGAAGATACAGCAAAGGGGCCTCCAGCAAATGTGCCAAAGCCAAATAGCCCCTCAAGTGGTACAGTAACAGCCATAAACCAAAAGAGGCGGTTAAACCGCTTCTAGGTCGCTTTCAGCAAACCAACGGCTCTTACTCTCGCCAGTAGCATCAACCCAGTCAAGAAGGTAGAAAAAGTTACCGTCTTCATCCATACGTAACGCCTGAACTGGGCCTTGCGGCAAAACCGCTGAGAGCTTTACTTCCTGCCCTTTTATAAATTTAGTAGCCATATATCACCTATTAAGCTGCATCAAGACTGAATTGGTAGGTCACGGTCAGTGTATCAGCACTAACTACAGACCGATCTCCCGGAGCAGCAAAGTCAGAGGCCGAGAACAAAGTGCCTGTTGTACCGCTTTTTGCGCTACCTGTGGTTAGAAACGCACCGCCTACAGTTGTTGTACCATTAATCGTAAAGGTAGCGGGGGAGGCGCTGTTAGATATAACCGAGGGATCTGCGGTGGTAGCAGTGCCGAACGTAGCGGCTACGCGGGTAGCTTGAGAATAAGCAATTACTTCTGTCCAGCCTGCGTGAGACGACATAGTATCAGCAGCGGCAGGTGTATTACTTGCGGCAGCGCCGTAAAGACCAATATACCAAGCAGCAGTATAAGCAGAGCCACTAAAGTATTTTGTGTTCATATCCTGCAAGCCCACGTTTACAACCAGATTAGGAGATACAGATTCCCACTTCAGATTGCCGTCTTTATCAAAACATTTAAGGGTAAACACACCGCCGCCCTTAACTTTTTCTTGGGTAGCTTTAGCTGTGGTAATACCAGCAACCATAAGCTCGTTTGTACCTGCCGTGTTGTTAATCATAAAAATTCCTCACTAAGTAGAAAGGCGAATTAGAGCCGTTGTGCTGGATGCCGTAGGGAACTGTATCTGAAGTGTGGTAGTCGATGTCTTGTCTGACCCAAAATCCAGCACAAACATGGCAACACCGCCGCCAACCTTGTAGATTAAAGCCCCGCGAGTCGTAAAAGAAGCCGTCCACGACACATCAGCGAAGGTAGTATAAGCCACCCCGTCATTAAACGACTGCGTGGGTGTCAGCAGTATACCGCCAGCCGTATACCCCGAGGCTACGACTTCACCTGTGGTGGTATAGATTGCTGTAGAAGCGTCCAAGGTCGCTGAGTTTGTATACAGAGCAAGTTTAAACACGTCCGTTGTGCCCGTGCCAAAGTCAAAGTCTGCTTTAGGTAGACCTGCTACGTAACTATCACATGTGTAGTTGCCGGTAAATGCCATACTATTTCACCGGGTACCGTGCTTGACCAGACCGGTAGGCGTCCGTGCGCTCCATTCCATCTCCCAGTCTCTTCGCCAGAGCAAGTGCATCGTCGTAGCGTTTCTGGTAGTTTCCTATGGTGTCAGGGTCAGCTCTCATAAACGTAAAGGCTTCCATTAAGCTCCCATAGAGCAGGACAGAATCAAAGTTATCTCCCAGCCATGTTGTACTGGCAGTGACAATAGACTCGGGGTAGTAGTAATAATGCAGTTCCACACTATAAGCAGCATCGGGTGTAGGCCCCAATATAAACGATATTTCAGCGGTTATTACCGGTGGGGTTGCGCTCGTAGTGGTCGGCCCAAACAACGCATAATACTGTGGTGCAGCGGTGTCTGTAGGGCTTGGGAACGCAGCACGTATAAAGTTCACGTCTTTGTTTAGCATAAACTCATAAACACCGTCGCTATCTATAACCGCAAACGAGTATACCGCCAGAAAGTCGCTTGGAGCAGACAGGTATTTATTGTTTGCCGAGGTTGTGCCGGTTACGTTCTTACGTAATAACGGGAACTGGACGGAGTTGTATATGCGCTGCTCTGCCTGCTCAACGAACGTAGCTATCTGATCTGCGGATGTAAAAGACCCCGCTGTTGACGGAAATTCATTTTCCGCATAGCCCTGTATGGCAGAAGATAGCTCGGTGTAGTTCATTTTAGCCCATCTTCTTGCTGTGGCTATTACCGCGAGTAGTGTGCGTGGTTCCGCGAGTACGCTCGGTCTGGGTGCTTGCTATGTTATTAGGATAGCCGTTGTTACCCAAATCTGCGCCAGCTTTGCCATTCTCGTGCGGTGCAGCGTAGACAGAAGCCTGCCCCACTTCCTTACCCATCAATTTTTGACTAAACTTACCCATTAACGCCCCCTGCTCTTAGACGAGCTTCTCTGGTTAACAACCTTAGCCATACCGCGTCCCATTGACTTCATGTTAGCGTTTGTCTTGCCGCCTTTGGCGAGTTTTGTCAACGGTTTGCCCGGGTGCAGCTTTTTTTCGTGTTTGTGCACCGCACTAACAACCATTTTCTTATCTGTCTTTACATCTTCGTGTTCCATTTTGCAATCCTCAAGTAGTCACAACAGTCACGGTGCCAAGCGATATACTTAGTACCAAATTATTGGGCGTTAAACCGTCATCATTTGCCCTACTCCCACCAACAGGTGCCCAACCCCACTGGATAATTCTGCTACCGCCAGACGGGTTACCGTCATCGTTTAAACCACTCTGCACGTAACTTGTGTCCGGCCTCGGGTTCCGCAGTGCTTGCGGGTCATCCACGGGATACATACCAAGTTGAAGCTGTGGCTGGTCTGGCTCCCAGCACGTAGGGCAGACCAGAATATTCACATTCTTGGTCTTAATGACCAAAGAGCGCAGTTCTTTCAACTTATACCTAAAACCACACCTATCGCACTCCGCGATAGCTTTTTTACCCGACGCAAACCGATTAGGCATACGTCACCTCAGAAAAACATCTGTCTAGGAGCCAGTCTTAATGGAGCCTTTTCCCTATCTTCATCCGCCGCCATATTCCACTGCTCTTCGTAAGCCATTTTAAGCATTTCCATGCGAGGTAGCGCGTCAGGCAGCTTCATAGACAGATAATACGATAGCCCCGCAACAAGACACGGCAGGAACCGGAAAGGTATATCTTGAGTCGATGCGCCGCCCCCAGAATCCTGTATCCTACGTAAACGCCAGTATATAAACGTATAATAGCTGCTTTGGTCTGGTGCAGGCCACACATTTATCTGCGGGTAAGCCACGGACGGGCCCGGGTTTGTTGCCCCCGACTGCCTGTTTATCCAGACCTGTATGGGTCTACCTTGCGCGTTCTTGTTCGGAATCGTTGAATAGGTATCCACGCTAATTCTGGATATGTTTATATCAACCTGATTCTGGCCCGTGCCAGTACGAACTACTTGGTCAAGCAAATCTATAGTGTCCACAGGCAAATCATACGTTATTGTGCCCTGCGTCAAAGCAACCGAACCCTGCTCAACAGTCCACAGATTAATCCCGCGATTCGCCCATTCTATCGTCAACAAGTCAAAACTACGGCGAGCGGTCTTGAAGTCATAGCCGGTACGTAATTCCCGCCCACAACGCTCAAAAGCCTCTTCCATAATGTTTACGAGGTCTAGGTTAAATACGCTGGTGCCTGATGTAGTCATCTAAATTTAGCCGTCTTTTTCGCTATACGTTTGGGTTGGCTAACAAACTGCTTCCCCGCCTTAGTGCCTTCTCGTTTCGCTCTGGTAGTCGCCGCATATTCTTGCTTTGACAGACTTTCTCGAGCCTTCTTCGGCAAATAACGCTCCCCAGTGGCTTTAGAACCTTGGGTAGAAGGCTTGCCAGACTTGGTTCCCCAATCCTCTTTAGTCCACTTGGAAAGCGATTTCTGCGCTTCCGTTTTTTCACCTCGATACCCACCACCAGACTTCTTGTATTGCTGCGTGGCTAACTGAGCTTTACGAGCAGACCACTGCCCGGGCTTCCCGCCTTTACCGCCAGCTTTTACACTAGCGACAACTTTCTTCCACTTGGTTTCGTCAGTACGAGCCATTTACCCGCTACGCATCTTCTTAAAGGTTTGCGCCAACCGAGCGCGTTGACCCATCTTACCCGGTTTTTTAGCCGCCGCAGCAAGTTTTTTAGCAGGTATTTTCTGCCCTTCCTTAACGCCTAAAGATTTGCGTAAAGCCCCGGGCTTCTTGACAGCCTCCTGAATCCACTTGGCTTTACCGCCTTTCTTATAAACCGTCACCTCGTTAGGGTTATCCTTACGATATATAGTCTTCCCACTAGGCATTTTAGAGGGCGCTACATCCCCCATGCCGCGACTGGGTCTCATACCATTTTTCCTCGAGTTTTGCCTTTAATAGCACAACCGTCTGCCCGTTTAGAAGCGGAAGACTTAGATTTGGATTTTACTTTACCGCCTTTATTCATGTCTTCCCTATCTTCTGCTGCGTTTATCTGTTTTTGTATAGCAGGCGAAGCTTTTACATCAGGGCGTTTACCATCACGACGCGTCAAAGCCTTTGCCCTATCTACAAACTTACCGGTAGCCTCGTCATATTTTTTGGCGTTCATAAAGTCACGTAAGTTTGTGAACCCAGACTTATCAAGCTCCGCTTTACTTACAATAGGGTCTTTTTTCTTTTTACCCTTGTTAGCATCATCTGGGTTTTTACCAAACATTCTTCGGGAGTTTTCTGCCCCCATCTTCAGTTCATCAGCATAAGGTGCATAAGGGTCTGCTTTCTTTTTAACTCCCCCAACTGGCATAGTATTAGCACGCGTTCTATTCGCCCGCATCTGCTTACCTTCTTCAGCGTCTATACGGTCTCTTTCATCAGCTTGGTCACGGGCTAACCTTCTTGCTTTATATTTACCTTCCATATCAATAGCCATTAGCACATCCCCCCGCCCTTAGCCATCTTAACCTGCTTACCTCTGGTCTTACCTGTCGTGGCAATGCCATTTGCACTGGTGCGGAATGAACCGCCGGTTGACTTCTTAACTTCACCACCTTTCTTTTTACCCATCGACCTCATTTGTGGTGGTCGCACCCGCACTGGTTGCGCCCGCATTGGTTGCGCCTTCTTAGCCTTTGCGTCTGGGCGTTTAAGAGTGTTGTAGCCTAATTCAGTAATGTCTACATCAGGGTTGGCCTTTTTAAACTCCTTATAACTTGATCCTAAATTATTCATATAACCCTTTTTATTTGTTTCCATGATGTTCTCCTAGATTAACATTTCCAAGCCCTGAGGCTTTTGTTTATACGACTATTGGGATCACTAGCGGTTTTCTTGCTGGTGAGCTTCTTCTTCATACCTGTCATTCTGGCACAAAATGAATCCCGACGGGAACCCCCTTCAGGTTGTGGTCTCTTCAATCCCGGCTTACCCGGGTTAGCAGCGTTATAGGAAGCTCTGCCCTTAGCGTTTAAACCGCCTTTCGGGTTTTTACCTTCTTTTCGTTGCCACGCAGGAGTTTTAGCCATTTTTCCCCTCCTTCCTGTTTTTGTTTTTATTTTTGCGGAGTAATCATTGGATACAGAACATCCGCCCCAAAATC